AGCGGGCCGCTGCTGTCGAGATTGATAGACAGGCCGACTAAGTGGCGGCTGCATGGTTTTGCATCAAAAATCAGCCGCTCCAGTTCGGGGTACATTTCCTCGGTAATACCGGTTTCCAGCACCCCCACATCCAGACGAAAGGTGCCGGGTGTTTCGTTGGTTTTCCACCATTCGGTTACTCGAATAAGGTAGCCGAGCGGTTCAACCACACGGCGTAATGCACCAATGGTGCCTTTACGCTTGTGCAGGTAAGCCGAGGATTTCACCACCGCGCGTTTGGTGGCTTCCGGCCAGCTTTCATCCCAGCGATCAACCGACCACGCCCACGCCAGATAGGGCAGTAACGGCAGCGGGCACAGGTCAGCATTCCATAACTGGCGTAGTGGCACTGGCACATTCCCCAACTGGGCGCAGGCTTGTGCAGCGGCGATTTCCAGTGGGGATGATCCGGCTGGTAGCAAGCGGTTATTCATCAGTTCCCCCGACCGTCAGCACGGCACTGGTGCAGTAAGCTGCTTTTGTGCTGTCCAGTACCACGTCAGCCAGCGGCGCATTCAGTTCAACACGCTGCACCCCTTCAACATGCAGCGCGGCATAAATCGCGGAAGTCCGAATATCCCGACCGAGGCGGCGTTGGGTATTAATATAGATTTCCAGTCGGGCCTGCGCGGCTGCACGTACCGGTTCGGCTTCCGGCCCCGGATAGATATAGATCACCGCGTCAATCTGGTAATCCACAATCGCAGCGGATTGCACGGTGACGCGGTCAGCCACCGGTCGCATGTCCTCGTCATTCAGGGCGGCGCGGACGATGTCGAGTAACTCCGGCGAGGCTTCGCCATTTCCGGCCCGCGCCAGCACGGTGACAGTGACACAGGCCGGTGACGGACTCAGCGCCGAGGCATCAGCAACCCGTCCGTCAGCACTGCGGGCGTGGGCTTCATAGGCTCCGGTTGGCCCGGCGACACTCAGGGCTTCAAAGGCTTGCGGAATACGCAGACGAAAATCGGCGTCAGACTCCATCACCGCCGCCACTGGCGGAATGGCATTATTATTGGTCGGAATGATAACCAAGCGGCTGACGTTATTATTGGCTGCCAACTGGTCTAAGTCGCTACTGTTGGCATAGGCCACCATCACCGCCTGTGCTGCCTCGTTAACCCGCTGGCGCAATACCAGCTCACGGTACGCATTTTCCTGCAATAGCTTGACTAAAGGCTCAGATTCTAACGATAAGGTGCGCATGATGGCCTCCTGTTCATCGGCCGGATACAGGGCGGTGAGTTCCGCCTTGCGTTCAGCCAGTAGGGTTTCATAATCCAGCGCTTCCACTGCCAGCGGGGCGGGCAGTTGTGACAGGTCGATGGTGCTCACGCATTACCTCCTACTGCGATAGCCAGATTAAAGGTATCAGCCAAATCAGTGCGCTGGCCGTGAAGCTCAAGTGTCATCTTGCCCGCTTTCGGCTCATTCAATATCACGCGGGTAAGTACCACACGCGGCTCCCAACGCATGATCGCGCTGTAGGCCGCTGACATGGCTTTCAATCGCAACAGCGGGTTTTGTGGGTCGTCAATCAGATCAGACAGCAATGAGCCATAGGCACGACGCATACATCGCGTAGTGATCGGGGTGGTCACGATATCGGTTATCGACTGGGTAATATGCTCCATGTCGGTAATGCGTCGCCCGGTCTGGGCGTTCATGCCTAAATACATCATGTGTTTGGCCCGTTGGTGTTACTGCCACCGCGCTGCACGCCGCCGTGGTCGTGGCTATCAATCACCACCCCATTGGATGAGAACGCACCGCCAGAGTGTTGAATATTGCCGGACATCTCACCGCCATCGGTCACATTCAAAGTGGTCGTTTTCAGATGTTGGGTGCACTCCACAATGGGTGTATCCAGTGTGATTTTGACCGAGGCGCTACAGGTGATTTCTGGTGCGGTGGCGTTGATGGATTCACCCGCATCAAGGACTGCCGTTTTAATGCCGCTGGCTTTCAGTGCGCCGGTGTCAGCGTTATATTCAATCACTGCGCCGTCGGAGTGGGTGGTGTGCTGGGTGTTGGCGGTATTAATCGGTGTCGCTGCACTGTTTTGATACAGGGACGCAATGATCACACCGGCGGACAGTTCACCGCCAGCAGCCAGAATAATCACCTGCTCCCCCTCGGTCGGCGGCCACCATGTTTTAGCGGTACCGGCACGGCGGACAGACCACGGCAGCCAGTCGGTCAGTAATTCACCGCAGCGCACGCGGGCCTTGGGCGGATCGAGAGTTAAATTCACCTGTTCCACGATACCGAAACGGATCAGATTCATTATCAGGCGATAGATTTCGGCGTGGGTCATGGCGGTCAATACTCGTTATTCAGCGTAACGGTATTGTTTACGCGCGCGGGCAGGGGCACAACGCGCGGCAGTTGTAGGGGGACTGTGACAACTTTTAGCGAGAAATTTCGGCAGGTTTAACGAATACAGCGGGCGAATAACGCAGTCATGCGTTGATAGCGGCAATGGTAGCCATCAATATTGGCCTGAATCCATTCATCGGGGTTGATGCCAGCGAAGGAGATTTGAAAGCCGCAATTGATAATAATGTGTTCGAAAAGCAACCGCTGCGCCCGGCCATTACCTTCACGGAAAGGATGGATAACATTAAGATCAGAATAGTACTCAGCCAGTTTTACCATCAGCGAGTCATAGGGCAGACCAACCAGATAATTTTCTTGCGCCAGTTGGTTAAACAGTCGGTTGGCTTCAGGTGTAATACGATTGATATTGCAAAATCGGGTGGTGCCTTTGGAGATATCAATGGTGCGCAGCTCTCCAGCCCAATGATAAATATCGCCAAACAAGGCTTGGTGCAGTGCGCACCAGTAGCGCAAATCATAGGGGGGCGGGCTAAATTCGATCTCCATAATCGCCAGCTCGGAAAAATCTTTTTCCATCTCAATAAATTGGTCATCATCAGTAATGCCGAATTTATTAATTAACACCTGACTGTTCGGATAGGTATAAGGATCTGGGCCGTCACCGTATTTATCGCTGTTCACCGCGAACTCGGCTGGCTTTTGGTGGCGTATTTATTCATCAGGCTTTGCTTCAGTTTAGCCCTTTCGTTCTTTGAGGTTGGCAAGGTTTGATTGGTACTGTTCAAGCCTTCCAAACGCATACTTTGGCGATAGTTTTCTAACTTCACACGGTCGAAGTATTGTTTTTTCTCAGCCAGACTCGTCATTACATTAGCCATTACCCTCTCCGGTAGTGCATATAGACATGCAGATAAAACAAATATACGCGATCCAGCGGAGTTTTTCATCCCAGCGTAATGTTAGCCACGGGCGATAAAGTCAAACACTTGGCCGAGCACATTATCACTGTCTTTTTTGGTGATGCCGAGCAATTGACGGGCGGGGTAATCCGCTTTCACATACGGGTTAACCTGGTCGGTGCCGCCGTACTGGTGTATCTGGGCAATTTTAGCCGCGACACCGGTATAACCGGCACCGGCAGAATCGGGCATGGCTTGAAGGCGCAGAAAGGTGGCATTGCGTAAGCGGCGAAACATCGGCTGCTTTTTACTGGTGCGCTTGGTGGTGGCTTCAGCTTCCACCGATAAAAACCGATCAATATCCACGCGGTTAAAGGTGCGGATAGCGTTACGGTCGTTATCCCAGCCGGTTATCTGGCGCTTATTGCCCGCCCAGTTTTTCAGGTCGCGCACCGAGCCTTGATAAATAAAGCGCAGGCGCTTTTGCACCGTTTTGACGCTGTCTTTTCGCTTGATATACGGCGAGCCGTCGGCGTTTAATTGCTGGCGAATACGTTGTTGCTGACCACGGCGCAGAGTGATGGAAATATCCCGGCTCAGCTTGTGCCGCGCGCCCGATTTCCCGCGATTGATCAGGTGCTGTAAATACTGTTCAAGTTCCTGAAATTCGTTATCCATAGAGCCTCTTTCCGTTTGTGGCCAACACAGATATGTCTGTGCTCAGCCCGCCCAAGGAGTGTTGGCGGCGGCCCGTTCCCAGCTATCCAATATATCGCCGCGCGGGTTGTCCGGTTCGCTGGGTTCATCAAGGTGAGTCAAGACCAGTTGATTATCGATATCACTTACCCTGACTGCCTCAGTCAACTCAATGTGCAGCACAATATCGGCGGTGGCGTTATTGAGAATATCCGCCTCAAAGGTAAAACCGGTTTTGCGCCGGTCGGGATTGAAAATCAAATCCGGCTGATGGCGGTGTATCCACAGCATCGCGGGCAACGTGACCGTATCCATGCTGTAGGGGTAATCCATCACGATAACGTGCAGGGTATAGCGGTATTCGAATGACAGGGATTTTTGCCCAGTGGCGACTACCGTACCTTTATCCAGCCAGATAGCCAGCTTGTCGGGATTCTCGCGCAGATAAGGCACCGCCTGACTGAGCGCGGTACGCAGTAGACTAGGTTTTAACATCGGGCGTTCCTTGTTGACAGGCCAGCACCATATCGACCTGCGCCGCGCAGGCGTGTAAAGCCGCTTCTAACTGGTCGATATCGTCGCTCAAATCGCCGTTAGTTTGCGGCTCTGTTGCTGGAAACTGGCAAGATGTGACTTTCGGACAACCATTGACGGTAATCTGCGGCCCCAGTGATGGCGGGGCGTCGACGCAGCCGGATAATATCATCAGGCAGGGGAGTATCAGCCCAGCGGCGTAACGTTTCATTTTCACGGTATAACCTCTTGATTTGGCTATTACGTTGCGCCAACAGCTGATCGGCGCTGGCGACCTGTTGGCGCAATTGTGCCTGTGCCTGATTATTGGCATTGGCGGTCAGTGCCAGGGCGATCAACTGGCCGCTTTTACTGGCCGAATCGGCCGCTTGCTGGTCAATCAATGTCTGACGGGACTCGGCTAACCGGTGGGTCTGTACGCCACTGATAACCAGTAACGCGCCGACAATCGGCCAGACCAACGACGCTGCATTGAAAATTGGCATAGTGTCAGCCCGGATATTGACGGGCGGGCAATTGAAAATGCGGGCCGTCTTTAAAGGTTGTCCAGTTACCGCCCCATTCCACAGCGATCCCCAGTTCGGCGGCGGCCTGTTTCACCGCCTCTGCCATCGGGCGGAAATATTGCCATTCCCAACTCACTTTGCCATTCGGCAGCGGCACAATATCCACCGCGTGGCCGGTTAAGTGACGACTGTTCAGTGTTTGACTGGCACCGGCTTTAACCAGTTGGCGCTGGCGCTCCAAGGTGCGGCGACCCTCAATTACTTTAAAATCAAGCGGAGTGAGTTCCAGCGCGCGGCGTACCACCTTGACCAAATCAGGATGCACGCCGATCAGATTGCTTTCGCTGGCTTTGCCGAAAATAAACTTATTGTTTGGCATCAGGGGTTCCCGCCTTTTTATTCACGATTTTAAACACCAACTCACGGATGGCTTGCAAGCCGATCAGCCCTATCAGGCAACTGATAAAGATTTCCACTTTTCCGGCGGCGACTTCGGTTAGCGCACCGTTTAGCCAGGGAATAGCATCAATCGCGCGGATCAGCATCGGGGAGATAACCGGGCCGATATTGACACCGACCAGCCCACACACCACGCCCTCGCCAATGCCTTCGCGCAATTTACCTCCACCCCAGACCACGCGGCGAAACGCCACAATAAAGGTGAGAAAAAAACCATTGAGTACCGTTGAATGCGTGGAGTAAAAATCCACCATTGTGTCTATCCAGCGCGGATCTTTTTCTGGCATTTTCATGTCCGTTACCCCCTTTGGGGAGCCGTGGCTGTGGCAATTAGTCCCACAGCTGAATAATGTTCTGTTGCGCCGGTGCGGTGGTGTCGGGCAATTCAAGCCAGTAACCGGCGGGCAATACCGGCCCCAGTTCAGCCAGCCCCGGATTCGTCTGATAAACTGCCTCAGTCACCCCCTCGGTGCGGCCGTAATGATGCCAGCACAGCGCATCAACGGTGTCATACTGTTGAGCTTGAATACGCATTCACACCAACTCGGCAATGCCGCGTTCACGGCCTTGTACATCACTGATAGCCCAGCGGGCATCGCGCCACAGATCGGTGATTTGCGGATCAAGGGCATCAGCCCGTTTATTGCCGTCGCCGGTAGTGTCCATATCGCGATAACGTTCGGTCAGATTGGCCTTGGCATGGCAGTAGACCGCACGGCGGTAGCGCTGCACTCGCATAGATTCGCCTGCGACTTTTTCAGACTCCACATCTTCCAGCGTCATCACGCCAGCCGCTTCCTGTTCGCTGCGCCATGCCCGCAACTGGCCGTTGGTGTTACTGATAGCCTCGATCACCGCTTCTTTCAGGCGTTCGGCGGTGACATTACCGTCCAGTCGCATCACTTTGCGTAAATCACCCAGTGAGATCTCCGGCCAAAACGGAGCGCTGGCGATCGTCACGTCCGGCCCTTCGGGCGGGCTTGCCGGGTGTACCGGCTCTTTGGCGAGAAAACTCATAGCATCACCATTAATAAAATGGGCGGTGGACGCAGTTATCAGGGGTAAACCTCATTTCTGCGTGCCGCCCGACGTGCGGGGCACGATTCAGGGGGTACGTTTGTCGCGTACGGTGTGGGTTTAATCTTTGGCTGCGAATTCGGGATTGCTGGCCGCAACCAGCGCGGCTTTTTTCAGGTTCCGTTCCAGCACTTCAATATCTTTTTTCACCCCGACATCGGTGTGCGCGGCTAAAGCCCGCTGCAACCAGATAAGGGCAGACGCCTGATCGGCCAAATTGGTGCTTTCACGTTGGGTATAACCAATCGCTTTAAGCAACTTGGCGCGGGCTTCGTCCGGCATATCTTTATCCGCCGTCAGCTCTTGCAGCCGCAGCAAGAGATCAATCTCAATCGCCGGATTATCGGTTGCCGCACCTTTAAAGCGCAGTAATGCGGCTTCTGACACTTGATCGACAATGAAACAGGCGGCGGTGCGCTGGTATTTGTCAGCCATTGGCAGGTTATGGCTGATCACATATTCAGCCAGGCGCAGTGCGTCGCGGTATAAACCAGCATCCACCGACCACACCATGCAGGTAGTGACAATCTCGTCACTTTGGCCGCTATTGGCCGTCAGAACACCGTCGAGCCAGCCGTCGTAAGCGGGCAACATTTCGCGCTTCATTTCCGCGCGGGTGATATGGGATTGAAATTGCGACAGGCGGCGCTGATCAATGCGCAACCGGTAAAGCTGTTGTTCGTAGGCGGAGCCTGGCATCACATCGTCGGTGGTGCCGCGTCGTTCGGCCATCACCTTGTCGTAATGGCGTTGTGCTGGAGTTAACATCATGCCTCCTGGGCTTAATGGGCTGTTGCTGTTAAGACTCAACCGGCTCACCGGCTTTGATGCCTTCAATCAGGCAACCGAAACCGTAATCCTCCACGCAATAAGCCTCGTTATCCGACTCATAGGTGGTGACGCGGTTAAATTCCGGCTCCTCTTTGAGGGTGCGGCGGTGTGTTCCTTCCTGCACATAGATAGCCAGATTGTCGAATGTGGTAATAAACATGGCATCGGCGGGGAAGAACGGTGCGCGGTAGGTCTGCATACCGCCGATTTGCTTCTGCGATACCAACATCTGACCGGCCAACGCTTCAGTGTTCGGATTGCTGCCGCTGACGGTGTTCAGCACCGGGAAATACTTATCCGCCAGCAGTTTGCGGCCACAGATAACAATCAGGCCGGTGTCATCCTGATACCACGGGTCGATCAGGCTGTTGACCGCATCAAAAGCCAGTGAATCAAGGTTACCGTACTGCCCCTTGGTGATAAGTTTGTTGTCCTCATCACGGGTGGATACCATCACATCAGACATCACACGTTGCGGGGCAAACAGACGGTATTTTTTCAGCCAGCCGATATTAACGTCTTGTAATAACGGGTTAGCGGTAATATCTGACTTGACGGCAACGGATGTCCCGTTAAAGCCGATCATGATGCGATCCAATGCCCGGCGCGTAATAATTTGATGGGTCACCCGCGTTTTAAAGTCACGCTTACCGGCCCACGCGTCCAGACGGGCATAGCTGATATAAGTGTCAGAGTTGGTTTGTTCGCAACGGTACTTGCCATTATCTTCAATGGTCTCCGGTGAGTTCGGTTCACGGCGCACCGTTGTCGAGGTATTGCGGCTGGCGATCGGGCCACTAACACCGATGCCAATGCGTTGGCCTTCCTGTTCCGGGACAAGGTTCACGTTGATGCGTTTTAGAAAATCGCTGGAGTGCTGAATTTTATCTTCCAGCGTTTGGGCCACTGACGGGGCAACCGTAAATTGTTTGCTTACCCGTTCCAGCGGCAAGCTGTTGAGCCTGGCCTGTGCGGACAGGTATTCGTCCCATTTATCACGTGTTTCATTTCTCATGTTCTTTATTCCTGTGCATTCAATAGGGCGATTTAGCAGTCGATAGTGTCGTCGGTGCTGCCTTCCGGGCCACCTTTGGCCGGTGGGCGGCTAGTGTGTTGGCTATCTTCGGATTGCAATTGGGTCGTCAGTGAGGCAAACGAGGTTGACAACTGGAGCAGCTGGCCTTTGAGGTCAGTCACTTCCCGCTGATTGGCGGCAAACTGTTGTTGGGATTCCAGTACGGTTTTTTGACTCTCAGCAACCAACTGCACAGCCTGGCGAATATCGTCGAGATTGCCGTCGGTTTTCTTTTCAGCACCAAACAGCAATTCTTTGATTTTGGCGGTGAATTTCTTGCTGGTGTCGTCCGCTGGCTGCACCTCTTCGAACTCAATAAACGTTTCTTCCAGTGCGGTAAACAGGCAATCAGGGGATTGTTTGCGACCGGCCAGCGGGTTCGGCTTACCGGCAGCAACCTGCTGCGCGCAGAACTGGATCATTTCCGTGCCCAGACTGCCTGGGTTATCGGTCAGCGCCAGCCCCTTTAGATAAGCGCGGCCACTGTCGGCAAAGTTGGGGGAAAACTGGATCGAGGTGTAGACTTTCTGACGGCTCTTATTCAGTGTTAGCATTTCATCGGTGGGGTTGATTTGTGCCAACAAAGCCAGCTTGCCACTCAATGGGCCGTTAGTGATTTTTTCAGTCTTAACGGCCGTCACGTCGCCATAGCAGCGGAATACGCTATCAGGCATCAGGCTTTTGTAGTGTTCCAGATCGACGCGAGCACCAAAAACCGTTGGGTTATAGGTCAGCGCGATATCTTCCAGATCCTGACGGTTAATCGTGCGGCCATCTGCGGCGGCCCCTTCAACGGCAACGCGGAAAAACTTGGATAATTTAGGCATATAACAATGCTCCGGGTATCAGCAATTGGTGTGCAGTAAGCAGCGGACAGCATCATCACCCCAGCGGCTAAACCCGCGCAAAGCCTTGTTATTGTAAGAGACCTGCTACAACTTTATCGCCTCGCCGACAGTCACGCGGGCGCGATAGCCTAGCCTCATGAGCAAACACCCCCCCGATTCTGTCCGCGATGCCCGCAGTCTTTACTGGCAGGGATACCAGATATCTCACATCGCCAAGTTGACCGGTTTCAACGTGCACACGCTGTATTCACGGCGTAAACGCGAGAACTGGGACAAAACTGCGCCCCTTGACCGGGTGCGCTTTACCACTGAAGCCCGTTACAACCAACTGATTGATAAAGCCGATAAGAGTGGGCGGGATTTTAAAGAAATAGATTTGCTGGCGCGCCAACTGGTGCGCTTTGACCGGCAACTGAATAACGACGGTGGCGAAGGGCGTAAGAAGCTGCCGAAAAACCATTTCAGTGATGAACAGATCGAGCAGCTGAGAGTCAGGTTTTACGAGGGGCTTTATGAGCACCAAAAGCGTTGGTATAAAGCCAAAAGTCTGGCGATCACTATCCGCAATATCCTCAAGTCGCGCCAGATTGGGGCAACCTGGTATTTTTCCCGCGAAGCCTTGGTTGACGCACTGGAAACTGGTCGTAATCAGATATTCCTGTCCGCCTCCCGCGCTCAGGCGCATCAGTTCAAACGCTTTATTATCAAGTTTGCCGCCGAGGTGGGGGTTGAGCTGAAAGGTGACCCCATCATGCTGTCCAACGGGGCCGAGCTGCATTTCCTCGGCACCTCGGCGGCGACGGCACAGTCGTATACCGGCAATCTCTATTTCGACGAATATTTCTGGACCAGCAATTTTATCAATCTGCGTAGTGTGGCCGCCGGTATGGCAACACAAACTGGGCTGATAGAAACCTATTTCTCTACCATCTCCAGTGAAGAACACGAAGCCTATTGTTTCTGGTCGGGCGAGCTGTTCAACGATGGCCGCAAAAAGGCTGACCGCGTCAACATTGATATCACCCACAAAAATCTGAAAAACGGCAAGATTTGCGCGGATAGGCAATGGAAGCAGATTGTGACGGTAAAAGACGCCGCCGCACTGGGTTTTGACCGTATCGACGTTGACTCCCTGATCGCCAAGAAATCCCCGGATGAATTCAACAACCTGTACATGTGCCAGCCCATCACCAATGGCGAACGGCCGTTCTCATACAGTGAGCTGATTAACTGCGGAGTGGACGGTTGGAACGCGGATGTGTGGGACGACTGGCGGCCGTATTCACCGCGACCATTGGGCAATACGCCGGTGTGGATTGGTTATGACCCCAACGGGGAAGGCGAAGGGGGCGACAGTGCCGGACTGGTCGCCATCGCCCCGCCACAGGTCGAAGGGGGCAAGTTCCGCGTGCTGGAAGCCATTCAGTTGCGCGGTATGCCGTTTGAACTTCAGGCGGAGGAAATCAGGAAAATGACCCAGCGCTACAACGTGCAGTTTATCGGCATTGACGGCACCGGCATTGGTGGTGCGGTGCATACGATTGTGCAGGGGTTCTTCCCAACGGCCGTGAAATTTGTTTATAGCATCAGTGTGAAATCCGCCCTGGTACTCAAGGCGCAAATGGTGATGCGTCGGGGCCGCTTTGAATATGACGCCGGGCTAAGTGTGATTGCTCAATCCTTTATGACTATTCGTAAATCAGTGACACCGGGCGGAATGACGACCTATACGTCTGACCGTTCCAAAGGGGCCAGCCATGGCGACGTGGCGTGGGCCATCATGCATGCATTGCAAAACGAACCGATTGGCGCAGAAACCGGTAGCACCGGCGGCGGCTTTGTTCAGGAGTTTTAACCGTGGAAATAAATACAACGTTACCCGCCGCCGTCACGACGGGAGCACCGCCAGCCCAGCAACCTATATCGGCGATGGAGTCTTTTACTTTTGGCGACCCGACACCGGTATTGGATCAGCGCGACTTATTGGATTGCATGGAGTGCGCCCGCAATGGCGATTGGTACGAGACGCCGATCAGTTTTTACGGGTTAGCCCGTATTTTTCACTCGGCCATTCACCACCAGTCACCGCTCAATTTTAAACGCCGGGTACTGATGAGTTGCTACCGGCCGCACCCACTGCTGTCCCGCGCTGATGCCGGGGCATTCGTGCAGGATTTTCTGGTGTTCGGCAATGCCTATCTTGAACTGCGCAAGAATAGACTGGGCGGCCCGCTGGCGCTGAAGCATGTTCCGGCCAAGTACATGCGGCGCGGGAGCAATTTGGGTCAGTATTGGTTTGTGACTTACGAGAAAGAGGACTACGCCTTTGCACCTGGCTCGGTGTTCCATCTGGCCGAGCCGGATATCCATCAGGAAATTTACGGCTTGCCGGGGTATCTGGCGGCCATCCCGTCGGCGTTGCTCAATGAGGACGCTACGCTGTTCCGGCGCAAGTATTACATTAACGGCAGTCATGCTGGGGTGATTGTCTATCTGTCTGACGCCATGCAAAACGATACCGACGTGCAGGCGCTAAAGCGTACGCTGACCGACGCTAGAGGGAAGGGGGCATTCAAGAACGTATTTGTGTACGCGGCAGGCGGGAAGAAAGACGGCCTACAAATCATGCCCTTCAGTGAGATAACCGCCAAAGATGAGTTTAACGGCATCAAGAACGTGACCCGCGATGATTTGCTGGCTGCACACCGGGTACCGCCGCAACTGATGGGGATCATGCCGACCAATACCAGCGGCTTTGGGGATGTTGGGAAGGCGGCTAAGGTGTTCGCCATCAACGAACTGTACCCCATCATGGAAGATCTAAAAGCTCTGAATGACTGGCTGGGCGTGGACGTATTCCAGTTTAACCCCTACGCACTGGCCGAAGTCTAAGCCTAGTTCTCAATGAGAAACAGCTTAAATAGTGCTGTTTCTCATGTTAATGAAATTAATTTTTAATAGATTGGTTGCAGTATGGATGAGTTAATGAGCAATTATTTACAACTCCTTTGCCGCCCTTTCTCACTCTTTTTACATGGTCATAGGATACTGATTTAGCGACATCAATATATCCAGAGCAGATGCTGCACTTTACGGCTCCTTTTAGTGCGCTTGTTATAAACACTTCACTTTTTACATCTTCACTAAATTCAACTTGCTCGGTATTTTTTATCCCATTGAAAACTTTCCCTGAAAAGCCCCCATAGGAAATAATATCATGTTCAGTTATATTTTTCTTGCCGCCATTTAAATCAGTAATGATTCTTTCTAATATATCCATATAAGCTATTGCCCGTTTTTTGCTCATGTGTTTCTGCAATATTAAAGATATTAACTCTTTCCTTTTAATAAGAGTGCTCTCTAACCCGCCCCTAACTTTCGTGAATCTTTTAAAGAAATCTTTATTATTTGATTGAATGTTTTTTGAAATTAAAAACGCCGTTCCTAAAAACATAGGACTTGAGTGTCGTCCGCTAGGTGCGTAAAAATAAATAGCAGGATGCAAACCAAGACTACCTTTATCGTTGCCAGTAACTCTGCTAGCAAGATTAATGGACTTCTTAAGACATTTTAACGTTTCTTTACCATCGTTATCATCTAGTTGCTTATTTTTACTATCAATTCCATATGTTGCGGAGGTGATAAAATCAATCAAAAGCTGTATTGCAACCCGCACCCCTCTTGAACCACCCAAAGGAAGCTCTAGTGTTTTAACTGGCGCTTTAACATCAGGATCGAATACTATGGAATGTAATTTTTTAGATTCCTCTTCAATAGCTTTCGCTACAGCCCCCTCAAACTTAGACCAATACTTATGTCCATAACCTGCACGAATTACAGCTCTTGCAGCAATAGCTGTAGGTTTGTGCCTATTCTTAAGAAGGTACTCTTCAACCTCATCAAGAGGCGTGCCTTTCATATTTATATTAAAAAAGGAACCCTCGGCTTTATCCGCATCACCATTCACCCACTGAATTGTCAAAGCTTGCGTTAATATTTTTGATATTCTTCTTTTTTCATCTTGAGTAGTCTTACCAGCAGCTCCTGAAGCTTTATTTTTTATATCAGCCCAAGCTCCAACTCTTGAGTTGATTAAAGCTCTGGTTTTCCTTGCTGTACTTAATTGTTCTTTGGAAATGTTATAGTTAAAAAACTTTTGGGAAACCTCACCGTCACCGTAGTCATCTAAAGTCCAAGCTCTAAGAGCACTGAGACGGTGGCCTCCATCAATAACAAAAATATAAGAGCCTTTCCATAAAATTACCGAAGGAATCAGGTCACCTGTAATGTAACTTTCAAGCAGTGATGTAACTTGCTGCGGTGACCAGTGACTGGTTTCTCTTTGAAAATCTGGTTTCTTTATGACATTTGCGTATAAATCAAAATCCTTAACTGAGAAACTACGTATAGAATCTGAAGAAAAATCTTCATCCGACTCTGTAGCAAAATCCTCCCTTAAAATCATTGCATCTAAGTTTACCAGATTTGATTTACTCGCCATATAAACTGTCCTTTTAACTTTATGCTTTTGGTGGTACCTCAAGCATTAGATGATTTCTAATTTGTAATATTCTTATACTATATTCTTTTTAACAACCAATTATATACACCATAATGGCTTCCAGCACATACATCAGAACGATGTTAATCACATGATTCATTCAATAATTTTCATTCACGCCCACACCGGCGCGTCCTGCGCCGCGTGCAATTCCCCGATCACGCCATAACGCGCTGTGCGGCCCATAGCGATGTGCACGCCTCATACATCCGATCACGACACCCATCACACGAATGCACATCACTATGACCCACAAGCGGCGAGTCAGCCGGAGCTGCCCGACCTCCCCCTGACCCTTCAGCGCGCGATTGTCTCCCCTCCACGCCTGCACGCAAAAAGGGTCTCTTTTTGTGCATTTGTGCAACTGGCGGCAGGCCGCGCCAGTTCTGGGCTGAAAGGGGTGAAATAGCATCAAAAATATTGTGCAATTTTGTGCGGGATTATGGAAGATGAATACTTTAATAAAGAAAGAGAAGTAAGTGTGTCAGATTACAATGTTATGAGAGAAAAATAACAACAAACTATAATAATTATTGTATGTTATTATATTCAAGCTATTTGTTGCCTTGTTTTTATACTGTTACAGGTTGTAATTACTCTTTTTATGTCTATATTCCTTATCCATTAACGCACATCTTTTAATGTAACAATTGCAATTGATAAGTATTACTATCCTTTGAGGGAAATTAAATAAAATGAATAAATTGAGTAGAGGTTCAGAGTGGAGTGTATGGGATTTACACTTTCACACACCATCATCATATGATTATAAAAATAAAGAAATTACAAATGAAGAAATCATTCAAGGTTTAAGTGAGAATAATGTATCCGTTGTTTCTGTAACAGATCACCATGTTATTGATATACCAAGAATAAAAGAACTACAACGGATCGGTGCCACAAAAAATATTACTGTATTACCTGGAATAGAGTTTTTATCTGATGCAAGAGGTAGAGACCCAGTACATTTTATTGGTATTTTCCCTGAGGATTGCAAGATAGAGTATATTTGGTCACAGATAGAAAATAAAACAGCCATTTCAGATATAAAAGGAAAAGGGAAAAAAGAGAATGAAGTTTATTGTCATATAATTGATACTATGAAAATAATAAAAGAACTAGGTGGGATAATTACAATTCATGCAGGAGAAAAAAGTGGAAGTTTAGAGAATATTACTAACTCCTTACCTCATAGTGTAGCACAAAAAACAGATATCGCAGAGTTGGTTGATATATTTGAGCTTGGCAAAGAATCAGACCAAGAGGGTTATAATAAGTATGTATTCCCTAATATTCGGAAAATACTGCCCATGATCATGTGTTCTGATAACCACCATATAAGGAAATATTCAACAAAGAAAAAAACATGGATAAAAGGATTTAAGGGGTTTAAAGGACTTAAATATGCGCTGAATGAGCCGCAAGGGAGATTCTATATAGGGGATGAGCCTGATTTATTAAAAAGAGTAAATAAAAATAAAACTAAATATATAAGAGAATTAACTATAAAAAGATCGGGTTCTAAAGATGAATCTCATATTTGGTTCGAAAACATCACAATACCAATTAATAGTGAGTTAGTAACTATTATAGGTAATAAAGGAGGAGGTAAAAGTGCAATTTCAGATGTACTAGCTTATTGTTCTGATGCAGAACATTCAGAGGATTATCTTTTTTTAAATAAAAATAAATTCAAAAAGAGAGGGTTGGCAGATAGATTTATAGCTCAGGTGACGTTTGAAAGCGGCTATAAAACAGATGAGAAAAGTTTGTTTGACGATATCCAAGGAACTGAAGAAAGAAAAGTTAGATATTTACCTCAAAGTTATTTTGAGAAGATTTGCAATGAGATTGATAAAGTCGATGCTTTTAGAAAAGAAATTGAAAAGGTTGTCTTTCAATATGTACCTATTGAAAATAGGTTAAATAAAAATTCATTTAGAGAGTTAATTGAATATAAAAAAGAAGCACTTGAAAAAGATATTTTTGATGAGATTGAAAAGATAAACGTTATAAATAATAAAATAATTTCATTAGAAGATAAAAGTAACCCTGACTTCATAAAAAATATTGAAAGTAAAATTAGATTAAAACAAGAAGAATTACGCGTACATATTCAATCCAAACCTAATGTGGTTATTGATCCAACTGAAAATAATGATACGCCTGAAATAAGTGAAAGGAAAAGAGAACTTACTGCTTTAAATGAGGAGAGGAAAAATATTGATGAGTTAATATCTCGTAAAAAAGAGATGATCACTAAGGAATTAGTCGATATAGAGGAGATAAACTCAGCATCAATGCATCTAGAAGGAAAAGTTAATGAATTAATTTCACTCATTGATTTTTATAGCGAAAAACTTACAAAATATGGTTTTAATGTTACTGATTTAATATCAGTAAACTACAATTCAGATAGAGTCTATAATAAGATACTAGATATAAATAGAAATGTTGAAAAATATAAAATTGAATTATATGGTGATACTGGTTCTATAGAGGGAAGTGAGAGATCCATAGGCTTGGAAAAACAAAGTGAAATGTTATCTAAGAAGATAGAGGTAATTCAAAATGAATTTAGTGGTGAGCAAAAAGTATATCAAGATTACTTGACTAGTTTAGGCGAGTGGACTAAACAAAAAAAAGAAATAGAAGGTGATGCAACAACTCCAGATAGTCTTAACTTTCTTGTTTTTGAGCAAAGTTATCTGAAAAATGATCTAATTAAAGAAGTACTAGTACTTAGGGATGAAAGGTTAAATTTATCTAAATGTATTTTTGATATAAAGATCAAAATAAAAAACTCTTATGATGAAATTAAAAAAGAAATAGACAGTAAGCTTGATGATGAAGAAATAACAGGACTCTCTATTGAAAGTTCATTGAATATTGATAGTGATTTCTCATTAATGATATTAAGAGAAATAAGACAGAATAGAATAGGTTCATTCTATGGAACTGATGACGGTCGAACATTATTGCAAAACGAATTAATAAATAATATTGACTGGAATAATAAAGATGATGTTGTGGCGTTTTTAACTAAAATAATAGAATTTCTTGAAGAAGACAAACGTAATAACATTACTACATCTAAAACGTTTATAGGGAATGTAGTGAGAAATAGGGACGACTTATATAACTATTTGTTTTCTCTAAGATACTTAAATCCACATTATGATCTGCAACAAAATAAAAAGAGCTTAGAACAATTATCTCCAGGGGAAAAAGGAGCTTTACTTTTAGTGTTTTATTTGGTGCTTGATAAAGAAGATATCCCACTAATCATAGATCAGCCTGAAGATAATTTAGATAATAATAGCGTCGCGAAGTTTCTCGTTCCTTTTATTAAAAGAGCTAAAAGCAAAAGACAGATAATAATGGTTACTCACAATCCAAACTTAGCTGTTGTTTCAGATTCTGAACAAGTTATTCGGACATTTATAAACAAAGAAAAAGGTAATGAATTTAACTTTATATCTGGTGGCATTGATGAGGATAGTATAAATGATACAATTGTTGAAGTTCTAGAAGGTACAATACCTGCTTTCACAAATAGACAAAGGAAGTATGGAATTAAATAAATCCAACAATATTATTTTGTAATGTATATAAATTAAATTATAGAGGTAGGTGAAAATTCATCTACCTTGGTTTAAATATTACCAATATTATTATTTATTCTTTCGCAGTTTAAACTCATACCCATCCCCAAAATCCACCTTACCCCCCATCACCAATGCCCGCAATTCCCACGGTTCCGGCTCTATGCCGATTTTTCGCAGGAAACTGAGCACTTGATCCACTAACTCACCGATAGGTTGATACTGAGCCGCTATCTCTGCTTTTTTCACCTGGCTATTATCAGGCATTTTTCTACCTTGATTCCCTTCATTGCGGATACGTTCGGCCAGTTCTCGCCGTTCCTTGCGCCCCATATCCTTAAAAAGCTGGCTGGTTTGCTGGTGATAACGTTTTATCTGCTTGGCTGTGGCGTTCTTGGGCAGTTTTGGATAACTAAATTCTGCGGCTGGCGGGGTGCTTTCAACCGATTTTTCCAGTTGAGGATTGCTACCGCGTACAGTTATTGACAGAACTCCAAGGGGCGGCGGGCCGCCCTGAACGTCAACAGAAAAATCCGCGTCAGCTTTGATTTTAGGAACAATCTTGTAAGTGGTGGTGCGGGTATAGATAATTGAATTAGAACCCGATTCAGGGGCAAAGACACCAGTGATCCGGCTGACGTTATCCCCGTAATCGTTGCCATTCTCAGTGATGTCGTAATTGAGCCTTACGCGCAAATCTTTACGGGCGACTAGCGGGCCGCCTTGTGCGAGGGTGTAACCCGCCCAGTTGCCTTCGTCAGCGGCAACCTGAGCCGGTGATATCTCTGGGAATAAACGCAGCTCCTTGTCCCGCAGACGGCGTAATTCACGGTATACCGTGACTGGTGCGCCACCTATTTGCTGGAACTGGCGAATACGCCAACGAGACGCCCAGGCACTGACGCGCTTTGCTGTTTCCTTCAGTGGTTTCCCACTTTCGTCGTCCAGCTCATCGTCAAGCGCGTAACCGTCGATATTCTTTGATATATATTTGGCGATGTAGCCGGTGGCGCTACCCAGTTCTTTATCAATGGGGACCACATGAAAACGGGCTTTAAGCGCTTCTTGTGATTGCAACTCTTCTGAATCTTCCCAACGGGCATAGGTGCAAAAAATATCGCGAGCCGATTCGATATCAGCAGGCAGCATAAATAGCAGCATATGCCAGTGGGGTGTTTCGTCATGGTGAGGTTCCGCCACTCGAAAACCGAATACTCGGATACCTGCGCGTTTCCAGGCGGCACGAACCTGTGACCAGATACGACATAAATACTTCTGTGTTTGCCGTGGACTGGCACCACGCCATTTGTGGTTGCGCTTGCCACTGTTGTGCATGGAATGGAATTTCGACGGCGCGGTTAAGGTGTAGAAATCACCGGCTAAATTCTCTTGTTCCGCGATATCCTCAAACCCGCGCATTCGGGTCATTAATTCGCAACGGCGGATCGCAGGATTGGCTATGCTGCCATCGTATTTATCAACTAGCGAAATCCGGTTTCCGTCTTCATCTTCCAGCTCAAACGCCTGTAAGAATTCACGGTTAGACCTCTTCTGTGCTTGCCATTCCTTGAGGGCGGGATCACTGCAATAGGGTGCTGATTTGGCGTGCACATAACCCGCTGCAATCATCAGGTGTTCACGCCACTGGTCATGGATATGTTTCAGGCGGCGTAACCACCATGAAGGGGACTCAATACGGGCAGTGGCGCGTAATGCTTCGTCCGCTGTCATCGTTTGATTTTCGTATAATCCCCAGCCCGGTACGTTGGCATTTAGCTGACGAGTTAAAAAACCGATATAACCATAGCCGGACACAATTGCGGTTTCAATATCACCATCAGGTAATCCCATTTGATGGTCATATTCGCGGATAAACTCGCCAGTCATGCAATCTGACAGACGATAGGCCAACCGTTTGATCTCTCGCTTGCCATAGTAAGGAATACGGCGGAAATCATCGTAGAAAGGAAGTAACACATGGGATCGAATATCAATCTGATATTGCTCTGTTACACAGTCCACACGCGGCAATAGGTACTTTTCGATTGAATTGATTAAGTCGCTATTGGCTCGTTTGGCTCCACTGTTTTGTTTAATGTTCTCCACTCGTTGGGTGTAGTAGCGATGGATATAGTGAGGCAAAGACTCAAGGCGGCGCATAACACGCCGCGCGCGCGGAATGGGTTCATTGATTTGTGAAAAACGACTGAATAGATCCTCACTTATCGGTTTCTCACCGGCAGCAGTCGCAATCGCTGGTCGCGGCGCATTCCATGAGTAAGCCCCGGTAAAGGTTTCAGTGTTACCGGGGTAAGGTTGAGACGGGGTTGGGGGGCGGCGTGAGTTCCGTCCCCCCATTATGCTATCCCGCGATAGTGTTTCTTTTTCTCTTCATGGAGTTGCTGGCAAGTGAGACAAAAAAACACCCCCGGCACGGTAATGCGCCGTTGCTCTGGAATGGCCGCCTCGCAGGATGCACAGATAAAAGCCGATGGCGTGATTGGCTTATTGCGGGCCTTGGCGATTTGCATGGCTAATAGCATCTCTTGCCGTTCCTGGGCGATATCCATTAAATCAGGCATCAGTGTTGCCCCTCAGATATGGCCTTGAGGTTTTCAGCAACCTGGCGGATTAATTCGATAGCTTCAATGCTATTAAGCTCACGCTGAGAAATATGATCGGAAAGGGTGGTTAACTTTTCTGATAGATTAAGCGCAAAGGCTTTGCGTTCTTCTATTCGGGCATTATTTAGATATTGATGCATGGCTTCAGTCGAAACGGATATTGCGGCAAGTCTGCGATTCATCATTTTGCTATTCCTCGTTTTCAGGCAATAGGAATCCCGGCGCGGTATAAAACGCCTGCCTGTGGTTTTCTGGTAATTAATTACGGGTCTTGATTGATGACAGCATCAGCATCGGGCAATTCTTTCGGGAATGAGGCCGTTAATTCCGCTAGTTCCCTCATCGCCTTAATAACAGCCAACCGATCCGCTTTCTCCAACTCATGAAACTTCAGTTTATGTTTATCCCGATGTAATCCAGCAGTGAAATAGATCAAACCTCTGTGGCGAAATGACACTCCTGATAAAAATGCAGTAACTTTATTCTTTCCTTTTAATGCCTTATTAAGCATTAACCGGACATGAGCTGTTTGAATAAGGCCGGTTTTTATTTGCTCCGCTGTGAGTTCAATAGCTCTGGCAGACTTTTGCATCGGCAATACCTCCGGCCAAGAGGAATTAAGCGGATAATTCCATAAGGCGGGCAATTCCTCATCTGATGTAGTTGATCAATGTAAGCCGTGGCTTGTGCTTGTGCGTCAAACTTGCCATAAGACTGATGACTCTGGCTCACCTGATAACGAGCCATCAGGGTTATTTTGTTAGGTTTCAGGCGGATAATAGAGAATCCACGATAAACGCAGGTATGTTCGCTGACTTTTACCAGCACATTACATGGGCTAATCAATTCATCATCTCCACATAGCGTTCGGCTTTATAACGGGCATTTAAGTAAATCGCGTATAGGTTCACTTCACGCTTTGCGCCTTTCTTCTGCTGGATGATGGGTAAACGACCGGTATCAGCTTGGGTACGGACGGTGTTTGGGTTAATCCCTTGACGTTTGGCATAGTCAGCGATGGACTCTGACAGTTTATCGCCAAAAGGATAATCTGTAGGCAACTCCCTGATAATTGAGGTATTCAGACTTCTATTCTGTTTCTTTAGCATAAGTGCTACCCTCTAGGAACACGCAGTTTTAAGTCATTTAGGTCATTTGCGAATGACCTTGATATGAGGGTAGTCATTTGGACGTGACCTTGTCAAGTATTTACGCACAAAAGCTAAAAGCCATCCGCAAAGCAGAAGGGTTAACTCAGAAGTCTTTTTCCGAACAAGCAGGCATTCCACTCGGAACAATTAAGAATTATGAAACGGGTCAGGTGGAGGCGGGGCTAAAAGTTATTGAGCTGGTGGTTAACAACCCGCAGTTTAAAAAATACACGATGTGGCTAATGACAGGGGATGTCGCGCCGGAAATCGGTCAGATCTCCCCTGATCTCTCCCCTAATGGGCCAGAAAGCACATCTGCGAACCCAAAAGGCCAGAAGGTTGGCTAATCGCCTATAAAGTAAAAAATCGTTGGGGCAAGGGCGGGATTTGTTACGAAAGGAACTTCTTCGATGAGTATTAAGTCACTTGGCGCTGAAGGTTATAGGGTTGATCTACGCCCACAAGGCCGTGCAGGGAAGCGAATCCGTAAGAAATTCAAAACCAAAGCAGAAGCACAGCAATTTGAACGCTGGGCTATTGCGACTCAAAATGATAAAGATTGGCTGGAAAAACCAGCAGATAATCGGCCTCTGACTGAGTTAATAGAGCTGTGGTGGAAGCATCATGGCCAGAATATGAAAGATGGGGTAAAGCGCGCGCATAAATTACGCGTGATGGCCGCAAAAATGGGCCATCCCAAAGCGAGCCAAATCACACGCACATTCTTCTCTGACTATCGCGTATTGCGGTTAGCTGAAGGTAAAAAAGCAAAGACTGTTAACCTCGATCAGGAAATGTTAGGTGGTGTATTTTCCGTTCTTATCGAATTGGGACATTACCATAGTGAGCACCCACTGAAGGCAATGAAAAAAATCAAGTTGCCTGCTCAGGAAATGGGCTTCCTAACCAATGATGAAATCAGGACTTTGCTCAGTCGATTAGAAGGTGATCATCTAAAGGCGGTGAAGTTATGTCTTGCGACGGGTGCCAGATGGGGCGAAGTCGCCAAGCTTCGCAGAGATGAGATTATCGGTAATAAGGTGACTTACCTCGATACAAAAAATAGCAAGAATAGAACCGTCCCTATATCGCATGAATTATGCGAGCAATTAACCGATGGAATTAAAACAGGGCCGTTATTTAAGTCTTTAAATTATCCCTATGTAAGAATCTGCGTCAAAGAAGTTGCTCCGGGCCTACCCGCAGGGCAAGCCGTGCACGTTTTGCGCCATACTTTCGCCAGTCATTTTATGATGAATGGCGGTAATATATTGGCACTTCAGAAGATTTTAGGACATTCAAATATTTTACAAACCATGAATTATGCGCATTTTGCACCTGATTATCTGGAAGATGCGGTCAGGTATAATCCACTATCCACCTGTAAGGAGTGAAGTTTGTCAAAGTTAATAAACAATAGGCCAGCTATATTAGAAAAAATCCCACACTATAGCGAAATTCCAGATATACCTGTTGCATTGGATTTTTCTAGTACGATCCATGGCTTTCTTAAATTTGATATTGATGACTTGGATGGATTGCAACCTATTGAGAATAAGTATATTAAAGAATGTGGTAAGGTATTCAATGTTAACCCTTCTGAAGATTTAATATCAGCATATGAGAAACGAAAAATAGACTTCCAGTTAATAAATATTATTGTTAATGCTTATGGTTTCGAAGAAAAAGATGGAGTATTAGTAGGGAAACCATACTCTATTTCACTAAAGCCGATGGAAAAACGCGGTAAAGTACAAACTCAACCAGCTGATTATTTTAGAAATTTCAATCTAGAAGATCTTAAAAAGTGCGATTATTCATATCTTGGGTTTAATCCATTTACGCAAGGTTATCAAATGTTCGGAAGTTATAGTTCATTTATTTCCCATGGCCCACTAAAGCAGCATAGCGATATGGTTGGATTTGTTACCAATACATATGCTTTGGCAACAAAGTGGGATTTTGATGATGTTTGCATACCATCTATGCCAAAGTGTAATCCTTACTTGGTAAGCAAATTTGCGAAATATAGAACAAGGCGTTACTTCAAAAAGTTTGAAAACTGTAATCCAAGGAAAATTTGGGGTTGTGACTCTCCAATTGAGCTTTTTCTGTTGCATGCCCTCAATACAAAAAATTTATCACCTGAAATTCAAACTGGTATCTATGAAGATGGAAGTACTCACCCATCTCTTCATCAAATGATTTCATCAAATAAGCGAGAGGCTGAAGTAAGGCAAATAACTGATGCGGATTTTTATTTTCCTGAAAGTAAATTAGCCATATTTTGCGATTCAAATATGTTTCACAATAATAATAGGGCGCGTATTAATGATGAAAAGATCGATAATCATTTACAGCAATTAGGAGTTAAGAGCCTCAGAATTAGTGGTCCCAACATAATAGAGGATCCGTATAAATGTGTTGGGAGAGTGATTGATTCTCTTTGAGGATTTCAGTCAACACTTTTAAGTGTCCTCTAAAAAACCATGATCCACAAATTGACCAAATCACCCACGCTACACCCATTTTAAGCACGCAGTTACAGGTATCTAACTTACTGATATTACTGTAACTGCTTGTTTTTATTAGGTGATAAATGGCGGCTTTAGCCTCCCTTTTTTGTGCACAGAAAACCTCCAGCTAGGCTGGAGGTTCCGTAAAGCTTTCAGCTTTGAGCCAGTTATAAAAACCCCTTTTGATTTGTTAAAACACCTTGCGGTCTGGCAACTGCAATGGTCAAACAAGAAATCAAAAGGGGGTCCCAATGGGGGACGAAAAGAGCTTAGCGCACACCCGATGGAACTGTAAATATCACATAGTTTTCGCGCCTAAATACCGAAGACAGGTTTTCTACGGCGAGAAACGCCGGGCAGTGGGGAGTATCCTAAGAAAGCTGTGTGAATGGAAAAATGTGCACATTCTGGAAGCGGAGTGCTGTGCAGATCACATCCATATGCTTGTGGAAATCCCGCCGAAGATGAGCGTATCAAGCTTCATGGGGTATCTGAAGGGCAAAAGTAGCCTGATGTTGTATGAGCAATTTGGAGATTTGAAATTCAAATACAGGAACAGAGAGTTTTGGTGCAGAGGGTATTATGTGGATACGGTGGGTAAAAATACCTCGAAGATCCGGGACTACATAAAGCACCAACTGGAGCAGGATAAACTGGGGGAACAACTATCAATTCCGTACCCCGGTAGCCCGTTTACGGGCAGTAAGTAA